ACAACGAGTGCAACATCCGCATCGACTGGGGTGTTGATGGTGGCATATACAAAGTGGAGTGGCAAAATGAATGAAGAAGACGAAGCATTTGCAGAGATTGAGCGCAAGCAAAACTGGCGGGTAGAAGATAACGTGCGCCGCGAGGCGCAGCAGAAAGCCTTTAACTTTGTGATGGACATGGGCAGCATCGACTTAGGCAGCATGACGCTACAGCGAGCCTATGAGATCGGCTATCGTGCAGGGGTGTATGCAGAGCAGAGGAAGCATGGAAAAGACTGACATACCAAAATTCACAACGATTAAAGGCTCAACGGTAGCAAAGGTTTTGCAGGCGGTTGGTCGTGCTACAACAAGTGCGTTAGTGAAGCTAACGGGTAGACCCGTCAGGTCTGTGCTGTCTACGGTCAAATCATTGCATAGCCAAAGCAAGATTCACATCGGCAGCTACGAGCTTAGTGGTCGTGGCAAGGTATCAAGGGTATGGTACTGGGGTGACGGTGACGATGCACGAGAACCTGTAGATAGCAACGGCAAGCCAACATTTATCCCCCGCCCCGATGCGGCAGCAGCATGGTTAAGGAACCCGATATGAAAAACGAAGAATTAGGTAACCACATCAAGAAACTTGTAGACAACTACAAGGAACGAGAAGGCATTACGACACGGGCTAACGAGCAACAGGTAGGTGGCGCACACTACGCAGTCAAAGCCATTCAGCCGTGGGACTACATTATTGCAAACGACCTTGGCTATCTTGAAGGTAATGTTGTAAAGTACGTATCCCGTTGGAAAGACAAGGGCGGTATCGAAGACTTAAAAAAAGCACAGCACTACTTGCAGAAGTTAATTGAAGTCACGGAGAAAGCTAATGGATGACGAAGACCTGCGCGACTTGTTTGCGGGTATGGCGTTGCAAGGATTGGCTAGTAGAGGTGTCATGGATGGGAGTGAACCGCGTGTTGCTACGTGGTGTTATGTCCTAGCCGATGCAATGATCGAAGCCAAGTACGCAACACCCGAAGTAGGTATTGCCGCAGTTAAAAAACCACGTAAAACCAAGGAACAACTATGATCTACAGAACACTAACGGACAAAGAACTCATCCACGCCGCTGACAACGACCCACCCTCAAAAGAGTTGCAACAAGAACTGGCTAACCGCCTGTGGGATGCGCTGCACAGAATGCGCGAAGGGGAAGCACGTGGCACTAACCCCTGAGGGTAAGGTTAAGGCGCGGGTCAGGCGCATGTTAGACGCAGCCAGTGTGTACCACTTCATGCCCGCCACAGGTGGGTATGGTCGCTCAGGCGTGCCTGATCTTGTCGGGTGTTGCAACGGCAAGTTCTTTGCTATCGAATGCAAGGCGGGTAAAGGCAAGACCACAGCCCTGCAAGAAAACGAATTGCGCAAGATCAAAGAAGCAGGTGGCATCGCCTTGGTCATCAACGAAGACAACATCATGGATGTGAGTTTGATATGGACATAGTTGTGCTCGACTTTGAAACGTATTACGACAACGCCTACAGCCTAAGCAAGATGACCACGGAAGAGTACATCCACGACCTTCGATTTGAAGTGATCGGCTTTGCCTATAGGCGCAACGATGAGCCTACCGTGTGGGTGTCAGGGCGCAACGAGTCCGAGGTGAGCTATGTTCTTGATTCAATTGATTGGGCTAACACCGCGCTTGTGGCGCACAACGCAGCGTTTGATGCGGGCATACTGGCGTTCAGGTACAACATTCACCCCAAGGTCCTTATAGACACCCTGAGCATGGGGCGTGCAGCCTTGGGTGTAGATGCGAGCGTATCCCTTGCAAGTATGTCCACGCACTACAAGGTGGGCGTAAAAGGCACGGAAGTGCTAGATGCTAAAGGCAAGCACATAGAAGATTTCACCCCACTAGAGCTAGTTTATTACGGCAACTACTGCGTCAATGATGTGATCCTAGCCCGTGCAATCTTTGATCGCATGATGGATGATGGCTTTCCACAGCCGGAACTTAAGCTCATTGATATGACCATCAGGATGTTTACCCGCCCCCTGCTTGAGCTTGATGTAGCCATGCTCAATGTGCACTTGGTCGAGGTCAAAGAGTCTAAGCGCACGCACTTGATTAACACGCTCAAAGCGGTCGGGCGTGATGACCTAGCAGCGGTAGCCATCGTGGGTGGCACGGATCACGAACACGTGCAGAAAGCCCTGCGATCCAGTGCGCAGTTTGCAGCCATGCTAGAGGGGCTAGGCGTGGATGCACCGATGAAGGTAAGCCCCACTACGGGCAAGCCTACGTTCGCCTTTGCTAAGACCGATGAGGGGTTCCGTGCATTGCTTGAGCATGACGATGTGCGGGTGCAGATTGTGTGCGCAGCACGGCTTGGGCTTAAATCCACGCTTGAGGAAACCCGCACCCAACGCTTCATCAGTATGGGTGGGCGTGGCAATCTTGCAATCCCCCTGCGCTATGCAGGTGCGAGAACCTACCGATGGTCGGGCGCTGACAGCGTGAACCTACAGAACCTACCACGCAAGTCCAAGATTAAAGAGGCTATCCGTGCACCTGAAGGCTACACCATCGTGGGTGCGGACTTATCCAACATCGAACTACGTGTGGGTTTGTGGTTAGCCGGGCAGATGGATAAGCTGCGTGCCTTGGGTGAGGGGCGTGATCTGTACAAAGATTTCGCATCTACGGTGTTTGGTGTGCCCTACGACGAGGTGACAGACGATCAGCGGTTCATCGGCAAGACCTCGCAACTATCCTTAATTTACGGGGTCGGGGCTAAAAAGCTACGTGCAGCAATCAAGTCGGGGTCAAAGGTTGACATTGGTGAGGCTGAGAGTCAGCGTATCGTGAGCTTATATCGGCAGGAGTATGTGCACGTAAAGGCTGCATGGGATCACGGCGAACGTGCGCTTACCGCAGTGCACCAAAACAAAGAGATGAGCTACGGTAGGCGCGGGCTTGTACAGGTTTTAGGTGAAGAAGGTGTGCGGCTACCCTCTGAATTAGTCCTGCGCTACCCCAAGCTGTGCCGTATCACGGTAGAGGATAAGACCAACTGGGCGTACATCACCCGCAAGGGGCAGGAGTTCATCTACGGAGCTAAATTCTTTCAAGGTGTGGTGCAGTCGCTAGCTAGGTGCGTGATCGGTGAGAGCATGATCCGTATTGATCGGCGTTACCCTACGTTGCTTACCATTCACGATGCGGACTACGTGCTTGCACTTGACAAAGATGTTGAAGCTGCAAAGTCCTTTGTGTATACTGAAATGTGTAAAGCACCGAAGTGGATGCCTGATATACCCTTAAATGCCACAGTTAAATCCGGCAAAACCCTAGCGGAATGTTGATATGGACAAAGCAGTAGCATGGTCGTATTCTGCGCTTAAAACTTTTCAGTCGTGCCCCAAAAAATACTACCACCTGAAAGTTGTTAAAGACGTAAAAGAGTCAGCCTCACAGATCATGCTGTACGGCATTGCGGCGCATAAAGCTGCTGAGTTGTATATCAGAGATGACGTGCCACTGGCATCGCAGTACAGCTATATGCAGGAGCAGCTAGACCGCTTAAAAGCAATTGAGGGTGAGAAGCTGTGTGAGTTGAAGTTTGGGTTGACTGCGGCGATGGAACCCACAGGATTCTTTGCCAAGGATGTGTGGTTGCGTGGTGCGGTTGACCTGCTCATTATCAACCACGACAAAGGCACAGCACGCATGATCGACTACAAGTTTGGTAAATCTAAGAACGCCGATAGCAGTCAGTTGCACCTCATGTCGTTAGCAGTGTTTAAGCTGTACCCGCACGTGAAGTCCGTCAAGGCAGGGTTGTTGTTCTGCCAAGAAGACAAGCTAGTACCCACCAAGTACGCAGCAGTTGATGCACCGACTATGTGGATGGATTGGCTACCAGAAGTGCAGCGCCTTGAGGGTGCGTACAAGCACGGTGTGTGGAACGCAAGCCCATCGGGTTTGTGCCGTGGGTGGTGTCCTGTCACAAGTTGCGAACATTATGAACCACGGAGAACGTAATGCCATACAAGAACAAAGAAGACCGTAATTACAAACGCGAGTATGCGCTGTACCACGGCAAGCCTGAGCAGATCAAAGAACGCGATGAGCGTAACAAAGCTCGTACCACCTTGGTCAAAGCGGGTAAGCTGCGCAAGGGTGATGGCAAGGACGCCGCACACGTGAAGGCTGTCGATAAGGGCGGCTCAATCAAAGACGGTATCAAGGTTGAAGATTCAAATAGCAATCGGTCATTTAAACGTGACTCGAAAGGCAACTTAGTATCAGAAGTTAGCAAGCGCGAACGTAAGAAGAAGTAAATAATCCGTAGACACATAGTGTCTACGCGTAGTTCTCAGACCGTGCACATTGTGCTTTCGGTCTACTTTGCATCGGAGCCGTATGGAAGTCATTGAAAATCGAGCGTTGAAATTACGTCTGCGAAACCCCGCTAGGGTGCTGAACGTCATACCAAAGAGTGCAATTGTTGATGAGGTTGATGGGTTGTACGAAGTGCTAGTGCATTGGGATATAGACACCGCACAGGTGTTAAAGAACCTGAATATCCGCAACGTACCGTCACCCATCATTGCCAAGTACAAGTGGACAGGCACGCGCCCACCCTTCGCGCATCAGAAGCAAACCGCAGCATTTCTCACTCTCAATCGCAGAGCCTTTTGTTTTAACGAACAAGGCACTGCTAAGACTGCTTCCGCTATCTGGGCAGCGGACTACCTGATGAACATAGGGCGCATCAAGCGCGTACTGGTGATCTGCCCTGTGTCGGTTATGCAAGCCACATGGGTAAGTGATTTGTTCTTGTGCGTCATGCACCGCACCGTGTCTATTGCGCATGGTAGCAGTGACAAGCGCAAGAAGATTCTGCAAGCCAATACGGAGTTTGTCATCATCAACTTTGATGGTGTTGCAGTCATACAGAAAGAACTGATGGCATGTGCCTTCGACCTTATCATCATTGACGAAGCCAACGCTGTGAAGACTGCTACGACTGAACGATGGAAGCAAATCAATAAATTAATTCGACCCGACACTTGGGTATGGATGATGACGGGCACACCTGCCTCACAGTCACCGCTTGATGCGTTTGGTTTAGTCAAGATGATGCACCCAAGCACCGCGCCTAGATCGTTTGGTATGTTCCGTGATTCTGTAATGTCTAAGATTACAAACTTCAAATGGATACCCAAGCCTACCGCGATCACTACGGTCAACAATTTGCTACAACCCGCAATACGGTTTACCAAAGAGCAGTGCCTAGACTTGCCCGACATTATCTACACGACTCGCGAAGTGCCGCTCACGCGCCAACAGAAAAAGATGTATGACGATTTGCGCAAGAACCTAGCCGTGCTTGCAGCAGGTGAAATCATCTCTGCGGTCAACGCAGCAGCGGGGCTTAACAAGCTGCTACAGATCAGTTGTGGCGCGGTGTACACCGATGACCACCAGACCGTAGAGCTTGATATACGCCCGCGCTACGATGTGTTGCGCGAAGTAATTGATGACACGCCACACAAGGTGTTGGTCTTCGTGCCCTACACGCACACCATAGAACTACTGCTAGAGAAGCTTGCCGCTGACGGGTATACGGTTGATACCATACATGGGGGCATCACCCCAACAAAACGCGCAGTGGTTATTAAAACGTTTCAAGAGCAAGCGAACCCCAAGGTGCTAGTCATCCAACCACAAGCAGCCTCCCACGGGATTACCCTACATGCGGCAAACACTATTGTGTGGTGGGGTCCAATCATGTCGTATGAAACCTACGCACAAGCCAATGCGCGTATCCACCGCGCAGGGCAAAAGAACAAGTGCTTGGTCGTAAAACTACAGGGTAGTCCCGTAGAGGTGCAGCGTTACAAGGCACTTGATAATTGTGAAGATACTAATGTAAGCTTACTAGCCCTATACGAGGAGATCATCAATAGCTAACACTTGACAATGTAAATATAAACAATTACTATAGCTACTCACTGGAGAATCACATGGACATAACCGCAGACAAAATGGTTAAAGCATATATAAAAATGCGTGACCACAGATCAGCACTAAAGGCGCAGTACGAGGATGAAGACGCTAGCGTTAAAGATCAGATGGCGTTTATTGAGACCGAGTTACTAGAGTTGTGCAAGACCGTTGGCACAGACGGACTAAAGACACAGTTTGGCACGGTATCACGTTCAGTCAAAACCCGCTATGACGCAACAGATTGGGAAGCGATGCACAAGTTTATCCTTGCGCAAAGCGCACCTGACTTGCTTGAGCGGCGTGTCGCACAACGTGCAATGAAAGAGTTTATTGAAAACAACCCTGAGCTTATGCCGCCCGGTTTGAATGTCACAAGCCAGTACGCCATAACCATCACACGGAGTCGCAAGTGATGCTAGAACGCCCTATGACGACCACGCAGGTCGCACACGCAATGAACATAAGCAAGACCACTGTTGCAAACCTAGCAAAGAAAGCCGTAAACCCACTACCGTCAATTCGCATTGGCAAGCATTACCGTTTCTTTTTAAGTGACGTACGAAAGTATTTTGGCATTCCCGCCGACAAACTTGTAGAATCTATTTCCCAACCAACAGGAGTTACACATGAGTGATCTCAGTCTTTTTAATCCGGCGAAGCTACCCGCATACCTGAAAGGTATTACGATGGATGAAACCACCCGCAATTTGATGGGTGGTGGCGGCTCAATACCCCGCATTTCTATTCGTGGCGGCGTGTTTCGTAAGATTGTGAACGGCGAAGAAGTCATGCAGAACGACGACCGCGCTATGAACATTATCATTGTTAAGAGCGCCTCAAACGTACACCGCACGTTCTACGCAGGTACGTACAAAGAAGGTGAGAACGCCGCACCTGATTGTTGGTCATCAAACAACGAAACACCTGATGTTATTGTGCGCAATCCGCAAAGCCCGAAGTGCGCCACATGCCCACAGAACATCAAAGGTTCAGGTCAGGGCGATAGCCGTGCATGCCGCTTTACACGCCGCCTTGCTGTCGTGCTTGATAACGACATTGCAGGTGATGTGTTGCAACTCGCACTACCCGCACAGTCTATTTTTGGTAAGGGCGAGAAAGGTAAGCTGCCCCTTGAGGCATACGTTAAGTTTCTTGCAGGGCATAACCTGCCTGTAACGGCTGTGGTGACTGAGATGCGTTTTGACACCAACTCAGCAACACCTAAGCTGACGTTCAAACCTGTGCGCCCACTTGAGCAAGACGAGTACACCGCTGTAACCGAACGTGCGGATACCACCGAGGCGTTAGCCGCGATCACCATGTCGTTTACTCCAAAATTGGATAAGCAAAGCTCCGGAGACGCAGAGTCAGATAGCGTAGCTGCTGCGGCTGCTGCCAAGCACGCCAAAGTAGATGCGCCTGAAGAGGACGCAGCGCCCGAAGCTGCTGCACCTAAGGTACGTGGCAAGACCAAGGCTGTTGACGTTAAGTCCGTGCTAGACAACTGGGCTGACGACGACGAGTAAGCACTGCGGGGTCACTGCGAAAGCAGTGACCCTATGTTTAACCTTGGAGATATACATGAGTGGCTATTCAATCACGCTTGCAAAGCGTATCAGCACGGCAAAGAACACCGTTGGCGGTGCATTAGGCATGTTGGCAGTGCGCAAAGAGATCGGTGTAGCGGCGATTGCAGCAAAGTTAGGTGTGTCACGCACGTGCGTATACGATTGGTTTACAGGGCAGTATGCACCCGCCCCCGATAAGCTAAAGCGATTGGAAAAATTGCTAGGCAAATAGCCCCTCGCGGGTCTGTCATCGTATAAGAAGAAGCACTATATGACACCTACAGAATTTCTGCGCCTTGTGCTTCCTGAATCGGGAACATACTGTCTCGCAGCCATAGCAAACAAGAAGGTTGAGCAACTATTTCTACCGGCTATTGCAGATTTTGAACCCGCGAGTGGCGCACTAGATGCGCCCGTAAATCAGTATTTTGCATGTGCATCTTTTAATGATGGCTCATCGCGCAAACAGACAAACGTTGCATGGCTCAAATCGTTTTGGTTAGATGTTGACAGCAACAAGCCTGACGGTAGCGGATACCCCACGCAAGAAGATGCAGCTAGCGCTATCGTGGCGTTCATCAAGGCTACGGGATTACCCCGTCCGGTCGTTGTAAACTCAGGCAACGGCTTTCACTTATATTGGCCTCTAGAGCAAGAGATTAGCCCTGACGTGTGGCTACCGATAGCCACGCGCTTTAAGGCAGTGTGCGACGAGCAGGGGCTTCGCGTAGACCAAACATGCACAGCGGACTCTGCACGCATACTGCGTATTCCGGGCACATACAACTACCGTGACCCAAGCAACCCCAAACCCGTTGAGATACTGAAGTCACGCAAGACCCCCATCAAGCTCATAGCGTTTGCAGAGAAGTTGGGTACGGGTGAAGCGCAAGCCCCTGATAACGTGTTGCCGTTTGCTGTGCCTAAGCACATCAAGTACAAGATGGATGACACCACCAAGACGTTTTTGCAAAACCACGTTACGCGGTTTAAGAACATCATGGTACGTACTGAGACATGCTTGCAGCTAAAGCACATCTGCGAAAACCAAGCCACAATCAGTGAACCGTTGTGGCGTGCAGGATTGTCTATTGCACAGGTCTGTATCGACCGTGACGAAGCTATCCATGCAATGTCCGACAAACATCCCAACTACTCCCACGCAGCGACAGACGCTAAAGCAAGCAAGACTGAGGGACCCCAATTCTGCAAGACCTTTGAAGGATTAAACCCTGATGGTTGCAAAGCGTGTCCGCTTAAAGGTAAGATTACAACCCCCGTAGTGCTTGGGCGCGAGATACAACGCGCAACAGACGAAGACAACGTTGTTACAGTTGCCGACCCACTGACTAAGCAAGCCGTGCAAGAGGTTATTGAGCCGTTTCCGTTTCCGTTCTTTCGCGGTAAAGCAGGTGGGGTGTATGCGGAAATGGGTGAGGGTGAGCAGCGCACTGAAACGTGCGTGTATGAACATGATTTTTACGTAGTTAAACGTATGCAAGACCCTATGTTGGGGGAATCCATATTGGTACGTTTGAAATTGCCCCACGATGGTATTCGTGAATTTAGTCTACCGCTCCCCGTAGTGGTGGCTAAAGACAAATTTCGTGACGCTATTGCGGAGTATGGTGTTATGGCTAGTGGTAAAAACTTTGATGCACTTATGACTTATATCCAAAAATCTACTAAGAGGCTACAAATGCGTGAACGCACTGAAAACATGAGAACCCAAATGGGTTGGACAAGCGAGGGTACATTTTTAATTGGTGATCGGGAGATCATCCCGACAGCCCTCCCGACAACTGAGATAAGCAGGTATAGCCCCCCGTCTACGGCTACGCTACGCGTGACGAGCATGCTGCAAAAGAAAGGCACGATGGATGAGTGGCGCAAGGTCGTAAACTTCTACGACACCCCCGGACTTGAACCGTTTGCCTTTGCTGTGTTTCTGAGCTTTGGTGCGCCGCTTATGTACCTCACGCAGTACCGTGGGGGCATCTACAACCTTATGAGTAACCAATCAGGTATTGGCAAGTCCACCGCGCTCATGGTAGCCAACAGTGTCTGGGGTCATCCGGTTGATCTGTTGTTGCAGAAGGACGACACCTACAACGCCCGCATACACCGCATGGGCGTACTGCAACATTTGCCCATTACCATTGACGAAATCACCAACATGTCCCCGATTGAAATGTCAAACATGGTGTATGCCGCAACCGCTGCACGAGGCAAGAACCGCTTGCAAGCCAGTACGAACGCAGAGCGTGTGAACAACACCACGTGGCAAGCACCGACCATCACATCATCAAACAGCAGCGTGATTGATAAGCTCTCTGCTGAAAAAGATTTCCCTGAAGGCGAGTTGATGCGCGTAATGGAGGTGGCGGTGCAACGTACGATGCAGTTCACTAAGGTGCATACCGATGCGTTGTTTGCTAAGTTGCACGACAACCACGGGCTGGCAGGGGAGTTACTGATGACCTACGTGGTTAACAATCCTGATAACGCAAAGGCGATACTAAGCACCATACAGGCGCAGACTGATCTGAATGCGAACTTGACCCAACGTGAACGTATCTGGTCAAACATGGCAGCTATTGCACTTGCAGGGGGTACGATTGCCGCAACGCTAGGATTGCACAATATTGATGTTGCGCGAGTTGGGCGTTGGGCATCCGCACACTTGGCGACCGCTGCCGAGGCTACACGTGGCTCAGTAGACGGGTCAGATAGCTTGGCGGCGTACATCAACCAGAACATCAACAACGTTCTTATCATTGACGACAGCGATACAACCTACAAACCCATCGCGCTACGTGAGCCACGAGGCGAGTTGCTGATCCGCTACGAGCCAAATACCAAGACCATCTTCCTAGCATCGCAGCCGTTCAAGGCGTGGTGCGTGAAACGTCAGGTAGGTTACAACGAGTTGATCGGTGGATTGCAAGCTAGTGGGTTAGATATTAAGCTCGCCAAGAAACGCATGGCAAAGGGCACACTGCTCAGTACCCCACCTGCGAACGTGCTTGCCATCCATGACCCGCAGAGCCGTGTGTTTGATATGGACACCATAGCGGATGAGTCAAAACCCCAAGCCTAAACTTCCTACGGTGTGCATCGTTGATGCAGAGGGTGTTACCTATTCGTTTGATTGGGCAACATTCTCAGTGGGGGCTAGTGTGTTCATACCTTGCGTGGCAACTAACCGTATTACAGAGATGTTGGTAGGTAGTGCCCGCAAGCACCGCATCAAGCTGCACATTGCAGTGGGCGAACGCAACGGGCTTTGGGGGGTTGGTGTCTGGCGCATGCGCTGATATAATTGAGCAATCAGCACGTCCATGCTGATACTCCTTGGTTGTGTTTACCCCGGTCTAGCACCGGGGGTTTTTTATTTAGGACCCGCTTTTTGTATCGCAGAGCGCATCGTCCGCATGTCACTCAACATCACCTTTTCAATCTTGTTGATCTCATCAATGTTCTTGCGCTTTTCGGCAGAGGTCATGGCTGATGCAGGCATGTGGGTAAACATTGCTTTTGTTGCGCGTAGCTCAGATAACACCTTGAGTTTCTGATTCACATAAGGTGCTGCGGCAAGTAAGTGGTAGTTCTTTTGCACGAACTCAGCGTACTTGACTGGGTTTTCTTTTTCAAGCATGTTCTTTGCTGCCACGGCTTCCGTGATCTTCTGACGGAAATCATAGAACTCATCCTTGACACGCGACCCTGCGGGGTTGACCAACGCAATACTCATGAATGGTATTTGCGCAAGTGAACGATCAGGTCGTGCAGGGTTCATCATCGCGTCAGTCATGAGCAGACCAGACGCACCCATTAGCCCGAACGTGCCACGTATCCAGTTATCGACCTTAATGGGTGATACGTCAGCAGCTTTACCAATTGCCTTACCAAGCTCTGAGGTGTTGGATGTGTATTGCAGGGCGGACGGGCGTTCCTGCATGGATTTAGGCACAAGCTCTCGCTGCGTAAAGAACGAGTAGTTAGCTGTGTTCTCAATCGCTGATTTCACTACAGGTGGGATTGGTACAGTACTGTAGTTTTTTAATCCCGCTAAAAGAGCGTCAGTTGCCGCACGCCCGACACCTTGATCTTCATCCTTTGATGCAGATTTCCTGTAGCTCATGACACGCTCTGGGATTGACTTAAAGATAAACCCAAGTTCTGTCGGCACAGGGATTTTAATTGCAAAATTAAGCCCTAATCCTTCATTGATTGACTTAGGCAGAATCCAATTGCGATCCCGCACTTCATCAGTCAGGTCTTCATACTGGTCATCCTCTGACATAGCTGCGGCATACAAGAATCCCAAGCCCATCATTACCAACATACGACTAATAAAGAACCTACGCGCAGCAGATTTGTTTAAGCCCGTGGACGAGTCTTTGCCGGACACCCCGCGATACATTAAGTCTAACCCCTGTGCGTACGCATTAAAGAACGGAACGGTTTGCGACATTACGTTCATAGCCGTGGATGACCCACGGCGGTTAAAGTTAATCAATTCACGCGCACGGACTATTGCAACAGCTTGGTCGCCGGTTTCTTTTAGTGTTTGGTCATACACCGCCATACGTGCAGCCATATCAGATGCTTTGGTAACCTGCTCAAGCTTGTTAATTAACGCCCGAACAAAACCGCGTTTCTCTGCACCTGTCTGATACTCAAGCGTTTCAATAGGGTTGATTGGGTTAAAGTCATAGTCCCCGATAACACCTAAGCTTGTTAACCTACGCTCAGTAGACGATTGCTTACCAAACCACGCACCAAACCATGCACGAGGGAAGTTGTATAGAGTTTTGCCTAATGCCGCAACGGGGTTTTTAACCCCCGACAAAAACATTGCGCGTTGCGCATCGTTTATAACCTGCAACATTGCAAACTGGGGTGTTGCAGTAACGGTCGTGCGCAACAGGCGTGAGGATGCGCCGAGCAACTTCAACGCGCTTGATTTGATCTCAGGGGCTTGCACAAAGGCTGCAAAGTCATACGGGCTGTACAGTTCAAAGTAAACCGGCTCACCCTTCTCGTAGAGCTTAGGCACAACCATGCCGGAATTAGATGCTTGATTCATGGATGGCAACTTCGTAGCCATGTCCACACCCGGAGTTGCCATTAGATTCAGCACGCGCACAGCGGCTGAGTTGCGCATGGATTGGTCAACCATCCACGCCATCGTGTTCATGTAACTGTCCACGGTGTTTACTACAGGGCGCTTAAGCGACCCACGCAGCGCGGGTAATTCGCCTAGTGCAGAGATACCTTTGCGGGTTGGGCGTTGCGTGAGTGACGGGTCTTCATACACGTTTTTCTCACGATCAAACGGCACGTAATTAGTGACCGCCTTCCATAGGTCGCCACGGTCTTGACTGATGCGACCTGAAGTCACCATAGCGTCCACTGCGGACTCACGCGAGGTGTTCATGATGCGTTGAATTTCTTGTATCTCAGGCGATGCTTGAAACACCTGCTCAAGCGCATCAATCTCAGCAAAGCTCATGTGCAGAAGAATTTTCTTTTCACGTTCTTTATCGGCTTTATCAAACTCGCCACGTGCTTCATACGCTTGGGCAAGTTTTTCCCTATCTGCGTTTTCTTTGCGCAAATCAAACAGGCGCATACCTTCTAGGACGGTTGCAACTTTGCCTTTGGTGACGTTGTAGGCTTCGTTGTTCTTCTTAGACAGTGCGTCAATATCTTTGACCACCTGCTGCGCCGACATTTCTTTGCCGTTGGCATCTTTAAGTTGATAGCTTTCCCAGAAGCCATCCTTGTTCATGCGCAAGCCACCTTGCCTGAACACATCAAGTGCCACACGTGCGTGGTCAAAGGCTTGCCGAATAAACTGCACGGGGTTTACATCACCAAACGAATCACGCACGCCCTGATCGAAACGCGCACCGAGCTTGGTAGCGATTGGCGCAAACACGTCCACAGTCTTTTGGCGGAACCAATCTGTCCAGCTAATATCATTTTGCGCTTGCACGGCAGCAAACTGCGTCATGGCTGTACGCTGTGGCTGCGACTTGGCTTGGTTAATGCTGTTCCATGTAGCAGGTGTGATTTGCCCCACAGGAGTGTTAATGCTCTGCGAGGTTTGCATGATGGTTGACTCATCCATCTGCTGTTGGTCTACGAGTGACTCTTCACCACTAATGTCATTAACGTCAGTCGGCGTTTGGTTGTATGCGGATTTGATTTGATTTGGTTCAAACGCCACAATGTGTCGCCCACCATCAATCAACCCGTCATACCCACCAACTTGAAACACACGTTGCATTGCGTCTGTTGGAAAAGATATGTTAGGAAAGGGCATCCCACCCCGTGCAGCTTTTTCTTTAAAAAGTTTGACCTTTGACTGTATCCAATCAAACCCTAAATTTGGATTGTCTTTTCGCAACTCATCTCTGAATTGCATCACCATTTCATTGGTAATCTTGTTTTTTCCGGTTAGATTAAACGGATTTTTTACATTTAGATAGACCGGAACAACATTAGCATTTTCGTCGTTGGTAGCATAATCACTTGCTTCTTTTGGGTCAGAAGTAAAGTAAAACCCATCAGGCATGCTAGTGCGATTTTTCTTTTCTGATATTTTAAATTCACTGATGTTGCCGGTCGTGCCGTGATACATCGCCTTCGGTGTGCCATCTTCATTGACAATCTTACTACCCTTAAACCACTTCTTAAACTCAGGTGTGTCGGGCGCGGTGGGTTTTGTTTCTGCTAGTGACTCTTCATAGCGCACGCGACTATTGCCCGCTGCTCTGTCTGCGACAGCGCCTTGCCACATCACGGGGTTAGCAGGACTCATTGAATTAAGGAAATCCGCAACGCTTGTTGCTGGATTAAACTGCTTGCCTGTAACCGCTGCCACAAGTGCCCGCATCTGTTTAGCAACGGCTTGGAAGAACTTGGCTACAAGGCTTGTAGCTTTAGCGTCTGTGGTTGCCCAACGCGAAACGTTATCCGCAAACCATTCAGGAAAGCTCGCCCAATACGATTCAAAATTAGGGTTGCCTTCCCCATCGGTAATGTTTTGTGCGGGTGAAGCTAAGGTTGCAGGCGAAACATTTGCAAGATTTAATGCGGCTGTTTCACGATTGCGCAGGGAGTTCATGAACTGCTCAACGCTCATCTTGCGTGCGGCGTCTCGCCATGCCGTGTACTCTTTTACAATAGCGTCTTTCGTAGCAAATCGCGCATGCACAAAGGATGTGTACTCAATGCCATGCCCAAGCTCATGCGCAATGGTCTCAATCGCCTTAGCTTCAGACAACGTAGGATCAAGGTATATAGCAAGGGTATCTTGGCGTGGTCCAAACGGTATAAGCATGCCGTTTCTGCTTGCGCTGTTACCGGCTGTTGACAACGTGCCGTATGCACCGTGCAGATGATACTTATCATTATTGCCAACTAAGTCCTTGCCCGCTACTAAGAACAGATTTACATCACCCATGCCAAGCTTCTGCATAAGCGCAGTTAGGTATTGCGTGTAGCGTGGGTCAACGTTCTCTGTGGCGACTACGTTATTTGTAGCATTTGTAAACGGTCCATCGGGAAACTGTGTAAGCAAGGCGTTCTCACGCGCCTCAATTAGATTACGTGCTTCAACCAACTCCCGCACGTCCTGTGGCGTTAACCCCAACGTGCCTTGATTAACAAAACTTAGTTGCGATATGTCTTCCTTAACAATCATCGTGGCGGTCATGGGTCTGTACTGAATTACCCCATTGTTTAACTGCACCCGTACCAACCCTTTCGTAGCATCTGCGTACACCACATCACCGTTCCCAATATACGGATTAGTGGTCTGCGCCCAAGACTCAATCTGCCCAGACTCAACACGCTGCTCAACAGGCGATTTGGGAGGAGGGGGCGGTGGTGTAGGTGCAACGGGTGCAGCCGCTTTAGTTGCCTTCGCTGCCTTCGGTTGTTTAGTTGCCTTAGACGCAGGCGCGGGTGCAGCCGCAGGTGTAGCGGCTAGGGGGAACCGTGCAAGATATCTGTCGATATTCGCCTTAATGCGGTCACTTCTAGACGCAGCACGATAAGCCTCAAGTGCTTGGCGTACAAACGCACCGTCCGTCGGATCGGTGATGTCCTTGCCGTTAACGTCCACGTTCCTGCGGATAGCCGCAGTGGGTCCGATGCCGAGCGCCCTCCACACGGTCGCATCAATGACCGGAGGCGCATTGTCAGGTGTGACAGCCGTAGGCGGTGTAATAGGCGCAGCAGGGGGCGTAGGGGGCGCTGGAGGGGTGATAGGCGCAGCGGGCGGTGTAGGTGGTGCGTCTTGCACCAACGGTTGTGGCTCGCCTAAGTCTAAGCCACCCTGACCCTCAGGCGCGGGTTGTGCAATATGTTGATCGTAGAACGCTTGGATGGCAACTTTCGTCTCAGGTCTAACGTTCTTGTTCTCAAGTGCCGTGGCAATAAACTGCGCTGCCGCCGTGCGGTCAGCCTGCTGTGTGAGGTCAAGTTTCTTTAGCTGTTGTGCAACGGGCGCACTGGCAGGGATACCCGCTGCCTTAACCAAGGCACTTGTCGTGGGCGCAGGAGCCGCAGGTGCGGCGGGCGTAGCTTGTGTAGGCTCTGCACTAGGCACAACAGGTAACGCGCCCTGTGTGCCCGCAGGTACAGCCTCTGCGGTTTTAATCAGCTTGTTTAACTCACGGATACGTGCTGCCATCTGCGAACTAACCGCCCTGCTCTCTGGGGTATCAGGCAAGTCGTTTAGTTGTTGCAGCAAGCCATCGCGCTCTGCGCGGTGTTGTTGTGTAGATTGCGTGGCATCTAACGCCTGCGTCATTGGTGTAGCGGTACTGCCCATTGGCATGGGTGCAGCAGGTGTGGGTTCTTCTGCTTTTGGGCGACCGTAGGCATCAAAGCCTGCCCTACGCTCTGGCAACTCACCGCCTTGCACCGTCTCAGTGGGTGCTACGCGTCTGCCGCCTTCTAGGTTTAGACCGAACTGACCCTCAGGGGTTTCTTTTTGCCCAATGAACGGAGCTTGTGCAGCCTTTGCCGCCTCTTGCTCATCGCGCTGCGCACGCATGTACCCAAGGGTTTGTTGTTCTTTCTCGCGCTCTGCTTTGTCTTCTGGGGATAGTTCCTGCCCCTTTGCGGCAGCTTCCGCGTCTTTGCCACGTGCACGGTATTCCCGCACACCCTTGACCCCTGCACCCAACCCGCCTTCTACAATAGCGCCTTCGACTATGGACTCAAGCAACTCTGTTTTATCAATACCCCGCTTGGTGTCAAACGTACCACCCAAGTACCCGATGCCTTCTTCTGCACCGCCTGTAGCCGACTGTAGCGCACCCTCTTTTAAGATACGCGTACCGGCGTTTTTACCCGATATGTTTGCGCCTTTAAGCAATCGTTTTGTGGTGAATTGCTCTAATTTAGCTTCGGCTACTGCCGCTGCGGTTGCAAGGGTTACGTCTTTAACAGTCAGGTCTTCGTATGCTTTGCTGTCGTTTTTAATACGCTCATTAAGGATTTCATTTGTTCGCGTTGCCATGTACGCCGGAGACGCCAAGACCGCCGCAGCCATGTCGGGAGATGACGAAATCACACGCTCTGCAATAAACGGTATTACCTTTAACGGATTGTCACCAAGATCACTTAGCTTGGTTGATGGTTGGTAGCCGAGGCTTGCATCCCAATCGCGCAGTTGATCCGCAACCTTAAACATAGGTTCAAGTTGGCGTTTATTCTTAATATCTTCTGGGGATATGCCTGATAGCGGCAGTTTGGTTTCAAGAAAATCACCTATAGGCTCCGCCACCCGCGCAACACCTTCGATCAGTGACCCCAAGCCCGCAGCCGCACGCCCCGCCATACCCACCAACGGATTGCTAGTAGGGGTTGCAGCACGCGCAATAGCCGCACGCTTGTCGGCATAGTCGTACCCACCGGCTTCTGTAGGAGACACCCACGCATCATTCACAAGGTAAGCATTGGCTCCCGCCGCGTTCTTAGCAGTTTGCGATGGGGCTACCCACTGGTTATCGACCAAGAAGACAACTTCGCCCGTGGTAGGATTAACTGCACGTTCCATAGCCAATTCCTTTATGGAGTTACGTTAAATCCCGGCGGTGGGGGTGGTCTTTGACCTGAAGATTGTGATTGCACGGGCGGTGGGGCTATGGGTGGCGCGTTTCCTACCGATGCAACGCCCGGCTGCAACTCTCTATGCAGTTTATACAATTGTTGAGTTAGTGTCTGTAGCGAAAGTTGTTTCTGATCGCGTGCGGTTATCATTTTTGGGTCGTTGCCCAAAGCCATCTGATTTGCTTGTTCCAGTGCTTTTGAAGCAGCAACATACGCAGGGTCTCTCATAACGGACTCAAGCGTTGTTTTGTGTAACAAGTTAACCCGCGCATCTGCCCTACCACGCTCCGCATCTTGCGCAATCTGCAACCGACCTTCCAACGCATCTTTAGCCGCCTGCGCACGGTTTGCCCCTGCTTCACTCGTTGCTGCCATTCTAGCTGCGGCATCCACACCTGAAGTTAACCCCGTCATGCCATGTCCGTATGCAGTCTCACCCGCCTTCATTCCTGCCATGCGTGCTGCGGGTCCAATATCAATTAACCTACGCTCATCACTTTGGCGCTCTCTCATAAAGCGGTCTTCATCATTTACGGCTGTTGCACCGCCGCCTTGAATAGCACCATAGTTAGTGCTGTAACCACCCATGCCTAGTAGCATACGATTTAATTTGTTTTGATCGTATGCCGCTCTTTTCTCATCTGCCTGACGCGCATAAGCCGCACGCTCTTCGGCGTTGTAGTTGGCATCCCTAGCAGCTTCTTCGCGGCGACGCTGAAAGAGTTCTTCAGGTCGGATGGCTAATAGCGAATCTAGCCCTGCTTGCATACCGCCTCTTGGTGCTGCTTCGCGTGTTTGTTGTGGTGCGGGTTGTTGACGCCGTTGTTCCATCACTCGACGCGCTTCTTCCTCGCCTGTAGTGCCGCCTTCATCAAACGCAACAATGCCACCACCTGCCATGCCCTGAATATTTGGCGCAGGCAAGCCTGCCAACCCTGCCGATGGGGGCTGTTGTGGTTGAGGTGAGGATTGACCGGGCATAGGAGGCGCACCGGCGGCTTGCAAGACTTTACGCTGCGCGTCCTGCATCTGCTTCATCTTGTTCTGCATGACACCGGCTTGCTCGTCAATGACTTCTTTCTTAGTCATATCTAAGACTTGCGACTCGCGCTGAGCGGCAACGGTTGGGGGTTTACCCTGATTGCCCATTTGTAGCGCTATCTGACGCGAGGCTTCTTCTTTGTCAGACTTGAGCTTCTGCAATGCCAACAAGTCAATAAGCTGTTGGTTCTGCGCGTATTTCTGCTGAAGCATCTGAGGCTTGCCACGGTACGCATCTGCCGTTTGCTGAACTTGTTGGTCAATACCGAACATGATGTTTCCTTATTTTCCGCCGAACAATTGGTTGTACATAGCGCCTAGTCCACCGGCTGTTCCTGCTATATTAGAAATCGTACTAGGTTGTTGATATGTGTACGATTGCGTAGCTAGCGGCAAGCCTTGCAATAATGACTGCTGATACTGAACTTGCTTGTAGGGGAAGTCACGTTCTTGGTTAAACTGTGCCATGTCTGCTGCAATCCCTTCGCTTTCGATGCCACGCTGCACACCACCAAGTTCCGCTGTTTTACCCAATGCCGATAGCCCGTACTGGTTGGTTAAGTTTTGAGCATTTAAACCCAAGCCCTGCTCAGTATTAAACTGAGTTGCTGCCTTGTCGTATGCGGTGTTGTAACCCTGCCCAGTAGTCGCAGCAAGTTGGGTCGCAAGATTGCGGTTGTTTTCTGAGTCCATGATGGCTTGACGACCCCCGCCGTATGCACCTGCCTGCGTGAGCCTGCCCGTGTAACCCAATCGGTTGATGTCCGACTGCCTACGAATTTCTGCAAGTTGTGGGTCAAGGGACTGCTGCAAGTACGGGTTCATGTACTGCTGCGCGATGCCCGGACTCGTAAACGATTGAGGCGTATATCCACCCATCGTGCTTGGCAGAGTTAGTCCGGCAACACCTTGGAACGCTTGGTTCTGTAGGTTAGACGAACCCGCAGTGAGCGGTCCCATGTACGCTTGATAGGGCGTTTCGCTTAGTGCCTGACCCTTGCCAAGCATGTCCGTGACGTAAGGACCCGCAAAATTAGATAGCGAAGATTCTGTAGAGGTTTGCACCCCCGCCAGAGGATCAGGGATTTTAATTGGTGCAGTTGTGGGAGTAGCTTCAGCCATCATTCACCTCACGCGGGTAGCGTTTTCTTTAAGTTAGCAGGTTTAATCTGCTTGGTTGTACCGTGTGCATGCTTACGGATTCTGTCCATCATGTCGTATAAAACTTTAGCGCCTGCGCTTGAATTGCCACTGCCTAATGCGCTAACCACGTCCGATGGAATTATGAACTCCCCGTGACTTAATTTTGCCTGCTGCTTATCGTCAATCTTTGCAGGTATTTTATCAGCCATTCCGTCTGTTTTACCGCCTAAATAATAACCAAGATCAGCAAGCCCGCCTTGGGCATAACCAATCATCCCGCCATGTGCAGCCGCAGTGAATGCATCGTTAGGATTAGAAGACGCGGGAGGCGCTTGAGTGACAGGCGCTTCTACAACCGGTGCAGCAGGGGCTACAGCAGCAATACCTGCTTTAGGCGCATACACCATGTCAGTAAAGTAACGTCTACCACCACTTCCGGGGCGGCGAGGTGCGTTGTAATCAATCGGTAGTTGCTGGCGTGTAGCCGTAAGCGATGGAATTTTTCCCTGATAGCCAGTTTTTTGTTGACCACCACCGAGCAAGCCTGACGCACCTAGTCCTGCACCAATTAAATTGGCTGCGGTGCTGCCATATTTTTTAACAAGATCACCGAAGTTGATGCCTGAACCAGCGTTCGCCATAATGTTGTTGGCGTAAGTGTCCCATTGCGTTGAGGTCATTGCGTTGACTTTATCAACAGCCGCTAAGTCTTCAAAACTACCAAGATCATCTGCACTGTAATCAGCCATCATTTACTCCTTAACAAATCAATTATTCCGCCAGAGGCGCGTTTTATTTTAGGGTCGTAATAGTCTTCACGTGGCTGGTATTTGCTCTGCCCTTTCATGGGTGCAAAGATACTCTCGCCACCAATATCGTATAGGTAGTCAATCTCCGCACCGGGCGGGGTTTTAGCTGATACGGTTTGCACCGACTGTAATGCCATATTAAGTGATTGGTTAAACCTAAGGTTGGCGGCTTTTTTAGCAGCAGCTTTTTTAGCAGCCGCCGTGCCACCCGGACCGCTACCCGGACCGCTACCCCCACCAATTCCGCCACCCGTACCGCCGCCACTCCCACCACCTGTACCCGTGCCTTCGCCGGGTCCTTCCCCAGTTCCGGTTCCTGTCCCAGTGCCACCACCCACGCCGCCACCTGTGCCGCCTGTGCCACCACTCCCCGGTTCTGTGCCAGTTCCACCAGAGCCAACCCCGCCAGTACCCGCACCAGCGAGAATTTGCCTGCCTCTAGGTGTTAGGTATCCGTTGTAGTCAACATAATTTTTGTTGGCTAATTCGCGCTTTACACCATCTGGCGCGGCAATATAGTCAATAGGTTCAAACTCACCCACAATGTTATCTGCAAACCATTGGTCTAAAGCCGAACTAGGCGCAGCAGTTGAGGCAGCAGAGGGACTAGGCGCACCTGTTGTACCGCCGCCACCGCCACCACCCGCCACTTGTTCTGTTGGTTTTGTTTTGTCCGGCTCTGTTACCACCGGAGTAACGGGAGGAGTAACCGCAGGAGTAACGGGCGCTTTTATATCGGGATAAACAATGGTTTGCTTATCCATTTGGATTTGGTCGTAGATTTCTTTTAACAAATCCTGTGGAGATGTTGTATTGCTATTTGAATACTGGTCTATAAAGTTAATGCGCTCTTGCGCCGTAGGTTGCCGCCCTGCAAGCTTGGGGTACACCGCGTCTACAAGTGCGCCGGGGTCTTGCGTAAACTGATCTAGCGTTTTGTATGTAACATTTAATCCTGCGTCTTCTAACGCTTTTTGCACCGGATCATACGCACTTGCAGGGAGTTGCGGTTTAAACGGCGAATCAAAAGGCGCGTTAGGATTGGTAATTGGTTCTTGTTCAACCGTTACGCTTCCAACATCAGGCGTGGTTGTTCTAGACAACGCCGCTTGAAACCCCGGATCGTCAATGGTGGCATTGGGGTTAACTTCACTTTGGTAAGCCGCTAAAACGTCCTCTACAGGAATCCTAGTTGGCACGCCTAATAAGTTTGCAATAACGTAGTCGCCTGCGCCTGCACCAAACTCCTCTTCGGTGTCACGACTAAATATGTTATTTGACGCAGGGAGTCCACCCGCGCCATCATCGGATTCACTACTACCCGCGCTCCGGCTATCAATATAGTCTTTGTAAGTTTGGCTATCGGTGTAGTCGCCCATTACGACATTGGCTTTAACATCGTTGAAGTAGCCATCAACCTTATTGGCAGCTTGCTTGAGCGTTAATCCTTTAAACCCTGTTGCCTCTGCCACGTAATCCATCGCAGCATCTGCCGCACTACCAACAATCCCATTGAGCGCCGCATCAGAAATATCCCCGCCTGTTGCAGCGGCGGTCACCGCCCTAGCGGTCGCGCTTGTTAAAGCGTTTTTAAACAGTGTGGGCAATCCGTCAAACGTACCTTCAGGGATAATCTTGTCCAATGCTACGGGCAGCGCCGCACCCACCGCACTAGCAATTAAGGAGTTTGCTACATTGCCACCGGTCAACCCAGTAATACCTGCCTGCACGCCTGCTTTAGCCAGCGTTGTGCCAAGCGACCCTAACCCTAGATCACCAATAGCAGACCCTGCGCCACCGCTCACCGCACCAATAACGCCCGCCTTAAGAATATCTCCGGGCTTGCCGCCTTGAATTGCAGTCATCCCTGCGTTCATTACAGCGTTTTTAATTGCTGCATCAGCTAAGGCGCTACCCGTAGAAAATGCACCTGCCCCACCTGCGCCCATTGTTGCCGCAGCACCTGCCTCAGAAAGCGTACCGCCCATTAAAGTAGCTGCCTCTGCTGCTGTAAGACCCGCACCTCCTGCTGCGGCAGCGGGGGCTAAATACGCAAAAAGTTGAGGTGCAAGCACAGTGCCAGCAACCATAGCCGCGCCTTTTGCTAAACTACGCCATTCAGCGCCCACATCGCGCTTTGACTCTTGGGCTAGGTAAACCTTTGCGTCAGGAATGGCACGTAGCTCATCGACTGTGTGCCAAGTGTAGTCATCGGTCTGCATGCTATCGCCTAGCGTGCCAAACCATGCTGCGAGCTTGCCCGTTTTAGGATCAACGTAATGCGTAGGCAACCCTTCAAGATACCCCTCGCGAGACAATCCTTTTGCGTCAAACCCACGCACGCCTTGTTCAAACTTAGTATTTACATCGGCGTTTGGATCAAGGAACGGCATCACTCGATTTAGGCGTTCGGGCGACTGCATGAACCCTTGGTACACATCCCCTAAGTTAACCTCACCGCTTTTTAGTTGATTGTTATATGCAATGACTTCACTTACGTCTGGCGCACGACCAAGTAAATTTTCGTACAGATCAGTAATTTCTTTGTCGTAGCCCGTGATGCTTTTGTTAAGCGTTTTTAAGTCAACGTACTCGCCCGTATCTGCGCGGTTGTACCCAGAGATATTCCCGCTGTCGTCGCGGATTGGGGCAACGTTGTACACCAACTGATTGCCCTGCATGAGCATATTGCCAACAATCGAATACGGATCAGCGTTCTCTGCACCATACCCCGGCATATCAAAGAAACCACTAGGCGGCGCTTGGTTCTGGTACTCCGCAGAACCAAAAATGCTTTGCCGAATCTGTTCCGGTGTAGCACCGGCGTTGGCTGCAATCCCTGTCGGATCAGGTGCGCGACCTAGTAAGTCCTGATAGATAGTGTTGACGTTCTGGTTGTTGTACTCAGGAGAAGACAGAATGCTTTCACGAATTGTGTCGGCAGAAGCCCCTGCGTTTGCAGCGATACCAGTAGGATCAGGTGCGCGACCTAACAACTCCTGATATAAACTATTTATATCAGCGGCAGGAGCAGGTGCGTGATACGCCTCATACGCCGCATCATCGGCTGCTTGTTGGTCGAAGTAGTACCCGTCATTACCCTCGCTCATACTTTTACCTTCAAGACGTTACCCGCTGCGGTGTCTCTGTACACATCACCCACACGCAAATTAGCAAGGTCTGCTTGAGTCGGCAACGTATTTAAATCAATGTTTAACTGGGCAATACTAATAGGTTGAATTGCATTTAGTTGTTGAAAGAACAAGTTCAAGACGTTCACAAGCCTGTCAAAGTACGGTTTATTGTATTCTTCTGGCGGAAGCGGCGGATTCGGTGGCGCACGGTTAGCAAGTAGTCCCATGTCATCTCAACCCATCTGGACGCAAATCAACACGCGGGCTACCTAGTTGCCAGCCCGTACCTAATTGATTGGCTTCTATCGTAAAGATAAACTGCCTGCCGCGCACGCGAATAAACACCTGCCCCGTAAATTCTTCAATCGGCACGCTTGCCGTTCTAGTGACCGTTGCATCACTACTTCCACCCAGAGACTGCGGGTTGTTAAACCCAGAGCCTGAATTCTTCATTGGGATAATGCTCATTGTGACTTGAGGACTGCCACCTGTGTCAGAGCTTCTAAACGTAATATCAGGCAACATACGATAGATAAACGAAAACTTATGCCCGTCTTGTGGGTCCCACTCAGCCGATTCAATGTACGAATTGATAGCTGTGAGCGTTGCAGTCTCGCCGTTATCCACGCCAGACTCGTGGTTGACAAGGTTGTAGCTGTAGGTTGCTGCCACGGGGTTGTTGCGTGTGCCGCTATCAACCCAAGCTGTGCGTGCCAATGACCCGTAATACCAGATGCTTTCGGAATAGTTAAACACAACGTATAAGTCAACGGTTGTCGAGCTTTCTGAGCAGTAGAACCACCAAATTTCGTTAAAGGCTTCATTAGTGCCTGAAAAGACCTGAAGGGACTGCTGTAAGTTGATGTTGCTAAATACGTGTTGGCGCAAATCGCATTTCAATGTCTGCACCGTACCGTCGTATTTATAGAACTTATCTACACCCATCCAGTACGCCACGCCAGATGCCAAGGACACCGCGTTTGGTCCAATACATGATAAGTTGTCCCCAAGCAGGGTTGCACCCCACACAATCGGTGCGCCTACATACTGCATTGAATACAACGATGTGTCGGTAAATACCAGAACCTCTTGGCGTACTTGCAATGCCGTTTGAATCGACGAGCCGTGTGAGAGCCTAAGATTGCCTGCTTGATTCGTAGCGGCAGGTGTCCAATCGACTGCTGATTCTTGGTCTGACCAACGAATAAACAATGGGTCTTGTATGGCACTACCTATCTCATTGCAACCAAATGCAAACACAAATCGCGACACGTCTGAAACTAAAATAAAGTTTTGCACAACCGGCACATTGGATGCCGAGGGTCTAGAAGTTAGCGCTACACCTCTTACGGTTACGCTTGTAGCAGCTACCCAGTAGAACATTGCCCCGCCGCGAGGACCAAAGATTAAATCCTCGCCAAAGTTGTTTTGCGACCAAAGGCGCAATGCCGCGCTTGAAGTCCCGCCAACACCCCAAAACCCAGAACTCCATAATCCTGCGCCCCAGCCCACAATAGGGATTTGGTACTCAGGACCCACATTGAGTTGATATGCTGCTACCGTTAATGCGCCACCGTTACCTGTATCGCTTGCATTGGCTAGGGTTGTGACGTTAATGGTGTAAGTATTTACTGTGGGTACAGAAACAATTTGGCGTTCTTGATTAAGCACCGTAGCGGTAATAGCACCGCCCAAAGACACAGCAAGCGTGTAAGTTACAAAGTCGCCCACAATACATCCGTGAGCAGCATCAGTCACTGTTAATACCGCTGAACCGTTTGTTGCTGCAAAGGTAGCTGTGCCAGTTCTGGTAGATCGAATCGGTGTAATGTCGTAATAAACACCGCCGTTCTCAATGTAGTATTTGAGGTTTGTGCCAACCGCCATAAGGTTTGCGCCACCCAGCGTAATCCAATTCCATAGCGCACGGCAAACGCCTTGAAACGTACTTACTGACAAACGCACCCAACCGCCAATAGACTCAGGTGCGCCTTGCCGAAAACGAATTTTGTCGCAGACGTACCAACCCGACTCGCTTGCATAGCGGGTATTTTCTCTGTTGACCCCGGGTTTAAGTGCAAGTTTCGTTAACGCCATAACTAAACCTTACGGTAAATTACCACCGACTGGGAAGGTTGCACCTACTGGCGCTTGAGTAATAACAGTCGAGCCAACTTTAACATGTCCACCATCAAAGGGCGACTCATTTAGTGGT